AGACCAGGATCAGGAGTCTCTGCAAACCTAGATAGTAGATACTTACTTGCTATCATAGACTTACCGGCCTGCTCGCCACCGGCTACCAATATAAATCTCTTTCTACTTTCAAGTATAGGTTTCTGTGCCTCGGTAGGTTCAAAACCAATTACTTTATATATATATTCGCCTACATTAGTTATTGTTTGAGTTGCCATTGTTTAAGCTCCCAAACTTTTCACCCAAGGCTCTTTTCTCTTCTTCATATTCCAATACAGTTTTCTGTGCATTGGTATTCTTCACAGACTCTATCTTTTTAGATTCACTCTTTATATCAGAAGAAACCTTCCTAAACTCTGCAAGGAGATCTCTTGCTTCACCAGAAGCATCGGATACACCCTTGTATTTCTCAGGTGCATTACCGTTGAGCATGAATATAAGTAACGTGGGGTTAGCCTTATAATCTCTCTTCTCAGCCATCTCTTTAACAAGGTTAAGTGCTATATTCTCAAGCTCTTCTACAAACCCCTGCCTTGCCTCTTCAAATTTTTTAGCAAATTCGGGATCCCTCTTTATCCACTTGTTAACCCTCTCTCTTTTTATTCCTATAACCTTAGCCGCTGCACTTATCGTTCCTGCAGTAGGATATACTTTTAAAAAGGCTTCCTGTCTCTCTTGCATAGTAATATTGTCTTGCATAATTAAAAATAATAACCTAGACATTAATATCTTGCAACTGTAAACTCAAATCACCGGGGGTTCCCTTACGGCTGGATCTCCTCCTTCATGCTTGACCGCATAGAGTCAGCTTCTTCATCCCCCGGTATGCTATAATGTTTTTACCGGGGAGTTAAAACATGAGTGATTTATACACAGGGTTTCTCCATTCCCTAGCAACCACTCTCCCAAACTTTTACCACAAGATAAAACGCCACACTCTCCGGTACCCCACGTGCGTGCGTAAGATGTACATGTACATTATTTACAATTCCAATTTACTTACAGTAAATTGCTAATTGTAAATATCAAATGTATATAGTACTATTAAGAGACGGGGGGAATCAGGGGTTGTTTTACAGTCCTGTAATTTATTTACAACGCTGTAATCGCTGTAGAGCAACCCTGATCCTTTTATAAAAAATAATCTGTCATGGGTTACCAGAAAGAAAAAAGAGAAAGCCTAAGCCATACCCCCCTCCCCTCACAACCCCTAACATATCGTAACTTGCAAATAGCACCACAGAGCACCCAACACACCACCACCCCCCGCCAGACACCACGCACCCTACACCACATCACCACCGGGCACCATGTACCTTGCATTGCCCCCACACCTCATCATCCCCCATCCCCACATCATCATCCCCCCACACCACCCCAAGGAAGGAAGGAAAGGAGTGCGACGGGGTCAAGTCTAACGCAAGGTTTCTGTTATGTTTGCGATTGACTCAAATGATGCTAACTAAAACGTAAAAAGTATAACGTATTTACTGGGTTACGACCTAAACTAAAACGTAAACTTTTAGCTGTGGTTAGGCGGCTAACTTAAACGTAAAATTTCTGTTTTAGTTTGACCAGTTGGGACAAGGGCTAGAAAAATACAGAGTATTTTACTAGAAAAACTATTACTTGACACTAAATGAACAATATGAGTTAATGTAATCAGTTCACTTCGGATTCTCTGAAATCCACACAGTGACAAGTTAATAAAAATCGTACTGTTAAGAGTACGTGAGGATTACATAAAATGTCTAGGTATAGAGTCACTAGACAACTATGTAAGAGAATCAACAAGTTAAACTTGAGTGATTCAAGCAAAGATAAGGTATTTGCTCATTGTAGAAAAAACGAGTCTTTGAACTTGACTATCAATGAAATACTAGTTATCGCAAACTTGAAAAAATTCAATGCTAACAAACTTGGTTACTCTTCAGAATGTAACTCCATAATTGGAACTAGTGTAATGCTAACCAAACCTAAGCAAGTTGTTAAAACTGACATGATGAATAGGTTATTCACTAGTAAACATTATAGGAAATCATTCTACGAGGACATGGTTGCTAATACGGACAAAGATATTGCATGGGACAAGAAGAGACGAGAAGAACTAAATAGTCGATAAATTGAATATAAATATATAGTCGCCTACGAGACGATAAACAGTAGAGATAACATTGCTTAACTTGTTAGTGTATGCATTAAATCACTAATAAATATAAGTTAGTCTTAACACTAACTTCCGTACTTTCAACAGTACGGAAAGTGAGAACAAATGCCAAACACATACACAAATTCAAGAGACTTACAACGTGGATTATATGATGACGTTGTATTTCTAGATAAATGGATTCATAAAACTTACAAGGTGGACGGAATCCACTTTCATCTAGATTTCTATACTGTAAACAGCTTGAAAGGTCCTAAGACTCATGGGAAGAATTATACTGTTGCAGATATAGTGAAAGATGATGACGTTATCAATCCTAATTATACGGATTCAACCCACACACAAGCACAACTTGACGAGATAGAGAGA